TGTTTCATCCACTCCACAGCAAATACACAGACAAACATCTTCGATTGTGTCGTGATGCGCTTCAGTCGCGGGCGTTTTTACTGGAACATCTACCCAGCAATTAGACTGGAGTGGCCCAACTACTTTATGGACAAATATTTCATTATCTGCGCCATATCTTTTTTGCTCTATTAGCGCATAATCACCGAAACCAAATGTTTCGCTCATCTCTATCTCCAATGCCCAATAGGGCGTTAGTTAATTTCACAATGCCCACGATGTAGGCATTAGGCTATTAAATAAATATCATCAAAACAGCGCTAAGAAATAGCAGCATCAATAACAATGCCACTCCCATCACAGCGTAATATAATGTGCATCCTACAAACTCTTCTGGTCTCATGATTTTCCCCGATGTTGCAAATGTGCGTAAATAAAAAAGGCGGCGCTATGCAGCCATATATTTGTTATTTTTTAGCCATCGCCATTGCCATAGCCATAGCCATCGCCATAGCCATAGCCATCGCCATAGCCATAGCCATAGCCATCGCCATAGCCATCGCCATTGCCATAGCCATAGCCATAGCCATCGCCATTGCCATAGCCATAGCCATAGCCATAGCCATTGCCATAGCCATCGCCATCGCCATCGCCATAGCCATCGCCATAGCCATTGCCATAGCCATAGCCATCGCCATCGCCATAGCCATAGCCATCGCCATCGCCATAGCCATCGCCATTGCCATCGCCGGATCGCGTTAATGTCAGTGTCACAGATTCGGCGTCACAAAATTTAATCGCCATTTTTGACCTCACATTTTCTCGTTTTGAACACGCATCAACTGAATTACAGTTAATTCATGCGTTAAAACATCAGTCGTTTTGCGCAGTCTGGTTCCGTTAGTTGGCCCCGAAATTGCCAACTGCCCCAATCCCTCAGTAGTACCCCATCGTTCAATATGAGATGCGTTTGATATCCTCAGATAATCGCCGCATTTAGTAACATCACCTACCACGACCCAACCGCGCTGTAGCGTGACAATATAGCGCTCGCCGTTTTCGATGGGGCTGGATGATTCTGATTTAGCACTACCGAATAATGACGCCAATTCTTTAGCCTGCCCGATAGTTAATTCATTGATATTCATTTTGATTCCTCGATTTTAGGTAATAAAAAACCACCTGTCGGTGGCGTTATCTGGTGTTGGCGCGGGGGTTATTCGTTACCAGGCCAGTTCACGGCGCAATCGTATTCAACTTCTAATTCATCAATATCCAGTAATGGGATTTCATCGGATTCCAATCCGTAGTATGAGCGGAATCCTTCATCCATTTTTTTCTGCACATATGCGATTTTTTGTTCTTTCGTTTTCATATCCCCTCACTCAGTTATTAATCGGTTCACTTAACGGCGAAATGTCTAGCTCTTCCAATTTTGCGCCAGAAGTTATCATCCATAATTGCCAATAATTCCGGCACTCATCTTCGTCTCTCGACTCAATGACGCAGTTAAATTTCTCGCCGTTCCATAATCCAGTGCAGTTGAATTTCATATTTATCTGATGCAATAAAAAAGGCTGCTAGTCAGCCTGTGATTACTGTTTGTTTTCGAGTGACATCTGGTTATTGTGCCTTGCTGTCTGGATGACCATTTCAGCAAATTTGTTAGCGACATTCTGTCGAATGCCTTCGTTAACGCATTCTGTTATCTGGCGATCAATATCTTTATTTATGCCTTTCAATTTTTCCTGAACAACATCCTGTACGCGTTTTCCCGTGAGCCAGTTAATAAGCCGCATCTTTCCACCGTAACTGTCGGAAAAATTCCCATTGTCATCCACTTTCTTTTCCAGTAGTCCGTCAAATGTGCGTTTGATCAGGTCAGTAATAGTCAGGCAATCCTGAGTGTCACCCCATTTATCCGTAATGGTAACTTCTTTTTCTAACCAGTCATCTGCGAACTGGATGGCTTTTTGCTCGATTGCTTTGCGAGCAGAAACAATGGATTCGTTGATTGCTTCGTTAATCTGCTGAGATGCCTCTTTCTCGACTTTTGCCAAACAATCTCTGGATATAGCGGCTTTAACTCCGGAGATTATTTGATGCTTAATCTCTTCATCCATATCACCATCCTCACCCAGCCACTCCAAATCCACAGTAATATTTAATTTCATGATTTAATCTCTCAGTTATTTAATAATGTGCGTTACATTTTTCCGAACACTGCGATGCCCCGCCTTAAACAAACTCACTTGCGGCAAACAACAGTTGTCCATGTCGTCATATACCGGTGTGTCAAATAAGCGGCGTTGATTTTCCGCGCTGCTTTTGTACTGCGTGAATTTTATTCCCCAGCGGATTTACGTCCTTGTACCAAACGCTATGATTCTTGCGCTCAATTTTTGCCAGATTGCTTTCAATCTGCTGGTGATACTCAGCCAATGCACTCAGGTCGATTGGGTTGATAGCTTTTTCCACGCGGTTCATTGCTTTCCTGCTGAGCGAAAGAGTAGGGCGTAATGCCTGCTTACCTTTCGTTGAACTGATGCCAACCAGCAGGGGATTAGCTGCTTTCCACTCTGCCTGCTTAGCTGAGCGTGATTCTCTGCGGCGTTCTTGTGCGTTCATACATCCTCCTGTCAGTTAGCTTTGGTGGTGTGGTGGCCGACGCTGATAATGTCGGCTTACCGATTCCCATCGGCTCGTGGTGCATCGTCAACTTTACGCGGCTCACCAAGTGCCATTTAAGGCAACATCCGCTACCGAGCGCATCAGCCTGCGCATTCACCACACCCCAAAGCTTTCTGCTTTGAATGTTTGCGCTTCTTCAGCGCCAAATGTTAAATGGGCTGCTTTCCCTGCCCGGTTACTGCTACAGCGTCCTGCTGATGGACTAACTTTATCGTATTGATAAATTCATGGCAATATCAATTTGATAAATATTTGAAGGGTTTTGTTTATCAGTATGATTAAGAAGGGAATTTAATTTTATCTTTGGTGTGGGTTGGCAATAAAAAACCCGCGGAAGCGGGTTAGATGGGTTGGGTTAGGGTAGATTGGTTGTCCTGGCATCAACAACAACGCCTATTATTCGGCAGTTCCCGTTGATTTCTGTGAGTGGGTATTGCGGGTTTAATGGTTTAAGAAACTTCCTTCCAGCATCAAGAATAAGGCGCTTGAAGGTGGCTTCATTCTCGCTTTCCAGTTTGGCTACGACGAGCTTTCCGTTTCTTGGCTCAACATCAGGATCAACAAGAATCGCGGTTCCCTCTGGAATGCTCAAGCCCGACAATGCGGTCATTGAGTCGCCTTTCACAATAAGCCAGAAAGAATTGTCTGAACATTCAACGGTGGTTTCATACCATCTTTCGATAGCGGCGCGCGGATAGGGTTCTATTGCTTCGCTCCATGCCCCAGCCATTACCCAACTAATAACGGGGTATTCACCTGTGGGCTCATTATCTCTGAGATACTCCACATTGGCGTCAGATGATACGCTTTTGGCGTGAAGAACATCCATCCACCCATTTGGTAGCCCTAGCGAGTCCTCTATCTTCCTCGCCATTGCATCACCAATATTGCGGAACGCATTATCGCCAATCCGCTGGCTTAAAAGCTGCGCACTGATCCCGGCCTTCTCCGCAAAGCTAGCCTTGGTAGCGCCATTCCCAATGTGCTCATCTAGCAGGTAAGCCAGATTTGCCCTTCTGATTTCTTTACTTTCCATGTAGGGATTTTCACATCATTTATCGCAGAGATAAATACTCATAATGATAAATCGGCTTGCATTTAATTTACCATTAAGATAAAGTTATCACTGTTAGCTAAAAGGAGAACTATATGAGTAATGAATTACTCCGCTGGCGCAAGGATGCTTCTTCTGATGAGTGGACTAAATTAGCAGCGCTGGCGGGAACATCACCAGGTTATTTAGACCTGATCGCTTACGGTTTCCGTAGAGCATCGCCAACCAAGGCAGCGGCAATCGAAAAAGCGACACAGCAGTTTGAGGCAATCTCACCAGTAACGAAAGAAAGCCTTGTTTTCGCACCACCTCGCACTACTGCGGCATAACCCGCAAGCTCTTAAACATCACGCTCTGAAGAAGAGCATAACCAAAACAAACACGAAACAACGTGGCCTAGCTGCGGCTTTGTCACGTCTTAACAACACGGAAAATATTACTGAATGGACAACGCAAAAACACGCAAATCAGCTCTGCAAATTGAGAGCACTTTACTGAACAAAATTGCTGTGAAAGGGGTAAGCGCTATTGCTGAGGCAGTGGGCGTAAATCCCTCACAAATTACACGGTGGAAAGAAACGCTGATACCGCGCATGTCGCTATTGCTGGCGGTATTGGAGTGGGGAGTTAACGACGACGAGCTGGCGCATCTGGCTAAGCAAGTTGCTCTGTTGCTCATAAAAAAATCCCCGGTGTGCAAGACCGAGGATTCTCAGATTTCAATGGATTTTTAACTGGATCAATTCACAGGAGTAAGTATGTCAGCAAACACTGAAAAGGTAAATACTCACCCAACCCACAAGTGTTCATTTTGCAATAAAACCAATGACGAAGTGAGGCTCATCATTGCCGGTACAGGTGTATGTATTTGCAATGAATGCGTCCTTCTATGCGTAGAGGTTGTTTTTGATCGCTACAAGAATACGGAGGGGGATGATGAGCCTAGCGCATAGCAAAATATCACCTATCAGACCTGATTTGCAGGTCGTGGAGCCTCGCGTGGTTGATCTCGAAGATGGTTACACGCGAACTGCTAACGAATTGCTTGAGGCCGTTATGTTATCCGGCCTGACGCAACACCAACTGCTGATCGTTATGGCCGTATGGAGAAAAACCTACGGCTACAACAAAAAAATGGACTGGATCGGCAATGAGCAGTTCGCAGAGCTAACAGGGATGGCGGCAACAAAATGCTCTACAGCAAGAAACGAGTTAATCAGGATGGGAGTCCTTGTACAGCAAGGGCGTCAGGTAGGAATGAACAAGGCCGTTTCTGAGTGGAAAACTAAGTTTAACGGATTCGGTAAAACCTTTACTGATTCGGTAAAGAAAAGCTTTCCAGAATCGGTAAAAAGTGATTTACCGAAACGGTCAAACACAAAAGACAATATTCAAAAGACAATAAATACAAATACCCCCTTACCCCCAGAGGGGGAAGATGCGCAGGTTTCTAAACCTGAAAAGCGAAAAGCAGATCGCACTGACTATCAGGCATTCATTCAGGCGTACAACGAAGAGGTAGGCGAGTTATTACCTCATGCCGTTGCGCTGAATGACACCCGCAAGCGCCGCCTTAAGAAACTCATACCGCAACTCAAGACCCCAAACGTTGAAGGCTGGAGAGCATACGTGAAAGCGTTTGTCGCTCAGGCTAAACCATTTTACTTCGGTCAAAACGACACAGGCTGGGCGGCGGACATCGACTACCTGTTACGCGATAAAACACTGCTTGGTGTTCGTGAGGCTAAATTTGCTGATAAGGGGCTTCAATGAGACAGGATATCGAAGCCAGTGTGATCGGCGGGTTGCTAGTTAGCGGATTAACACCGGATGCCAGTGAGGTTTTGTCTACCCTGACTGACGAGTGTTTCTCAATACCGCTCTACCGAGATATTTATCGAGAGATTAGGCGGCAGGCTATCACTAGAAACCTGATTGATGGGCTGATGGTTGCTGAGGCGATGGGTGCGGGTAATTTTGCGAACGTAATGGAGACGGCTAGCAAGTTCCCGAAAGCAGCAAACCTGAAGGGCTACGCTCAGATGGTTCACGGATATCATCAGGTGCGGCAGTTTGTTTCGCTGATAGACGAGGCTAAATCATCAATTGAGCAAGCCAATAGCCACGAAAAGGCTTTGGAGGTAATCGCAGAAATGATGGGGAAACTTCCAGCACTAGCATCTGACTCTGGCGATATCGTTCCGACTCACATCGGCGATCTGATGGACGATTACACAGTGATGCTGGAAAGTCGGCTCAAGAACGGCGAGCAATCCACGGCTTTGCGTGTGGGGATTGATGAACTGGATGAGATAACAGGCGGTATCAATCCAGTTGATTTTGTCGTTGTGGCAGCTAGGCCAGGAATGGGGAAGACGGAATTTGCTTTGAAGGTTTCTCGGGGTGTAGCTGAGCAGCCATATCCGAATAGCGACAAGAAACGCGGTGTTCTGATATTCAGCATGGAAATGGATTCTGGACAAATCATTGAGCGTCAGATCGCCGATGCTGGAAACATTCCTGTATCTAGCCTGAGAAAGCCGTCTCGCATGGGTGATGAGGATTGGGGGAGAGTATCAAACGGAATAGGGCTGCTGTCTGGTCTTGATGTTTGGGTTGTTGATGCTTCAGCGATTAGCGTTGAGAAAATCCGGTCTATCTCTGAAAGACATAAACGTTCACATCCCGAGCTTTCGCTGATCATGGTCGATTATCTGGGGCTGATTAAAAAGCCAACGGCGGAGCGCAACGACCTAGCTGTGGCCCACATTTCAGGCAGCCTGAAGCGCATGGCTAAAGAGCTAAAAACTCCAGTCCTATCACTCAGCCAGCTCTCTAGAGATGTTGAGAAGCGACCAAATAAGCGCCCTGTTAACGCAGACCTGCGCGACTCAGGAAGTGTAGAGCAGGACGCCGACAGCATAATCATGCTTTACCGTGACGCTGTTTATAACCCTGAATCTGAATCATCTCCCTACGCAGAAATCATTGTTACAAAAAACCGATTTGGACAGCTCGGAACTGTGTACCAGCTATTCAAAAACGGACATTTCCTACCAACCGATCAGCAGCAAGCTAAAGACGCCTGCACCGTGAAAAGCAACACGGGCAGCCAGAAGCGATATGCAAAAGGCGCTGACGTTTAGACCGAATAAACAGGAGGAGTGATGATTATTCCAGAGAACGAAAATTGCTACGGATTGGTAGTAGAGGACTTGGGTGACACGCTGTCTATCGGAGAAGACGGACTAGCTGTTGATACAGAACAGGCGCAGCAACTGATAGTCGTGCTGCAACGCTGGATTGACGGCGAAGATATTGAGGATTGATTATTGCAAATCGAAATGGTCAAAAACGCTGGTGGCGTTTTCTGTCCAGCGTTCGAGCATGATTTACCCCGTCTGACGAAATTCAAAAATGGCGAGATGTACACCGCCGAAATCAAGCTAACTCGTAACCCTGCTTTCCATAGAAAAGCATTTGCCTTTTTCAATTTCTGTTTTGCTCACTGGGCAGCAGAAAACGCCGGATATGAATGCTCTGACGAATATACGCAGAAAGAAGAATTCAGAAAGAACCTGACTATTCTTGCTGGCTTTTTTGATGTCGTCACAACCATCAAAGGCGAAACGAAGGTGAGGGCCAAGAGCCTTGCATACGCGAACATGGAGCCAGACGAGTTCGAACGCTGCTACAGCGCATTAATCAACGCTGCAATAAAACACGTTTTCGCCGGAACAAGAGACGAGAACATTCTCAACAGGCTACAGAATTTCTTCTGAGGTCAACATGACAACACGAAAAATAATCAGTGACTATTTTCAAAATCACAACAGAGCGACATTCACACAGCTACGTCTGTACTGCGACAGTGTGGGGTGGGAAGGGCGAAATGTTGCATTTGCAATTAACGACATGATTAAGCGGGGTGAGCTGACGAGGACTGGAAATAAAGGCCAGTATCAGTATTCGCCTGCGGGAGACTTGAAAGAATCAATCCGTATGGGTCGTCCAATTAAAGCCGCGCCACCTCGCATCCCGATGAACTCAGCTATCCAGCGTTTCGACCAGTTACTGCGGAGTGTGCGGGGATGAATAAATTCAAGCTCATCTATGCCGACCCGCCGTGGTCATACCGCGATAAAGCGAAAGATGGAAACCGCGGCGTTGACTTCAAATACCCAACGATGGATTTGTCTGCAATATGCCATTTACCAGTGTGGGAGTTAGCCGATCCCGAGTCGTGCTTACTAGCGATGTGGTGGGTGCCAACGCAACCCGCAGAAGCGCTAAAAGTTATGGATGCGTGGGGTTTCCGGCTGATGACCATGAAAGGCTTCACTTGGCACAAAACAAACCGCCGCAAGGGTAACAGTGCGATCGGCATGGGTCACATGACGCGAGCCAATAGCGAAGATTGCCTGTTTGCTGTGCGTGGCAAGTTACCAGATCGCTTGGACGCTTCAATCTGCCAGCACGTCACCGCCCCACGTTTCGATCACAGCGCCAAGCCGCCAGAAATACGCGATTTACTTGTGCGCCTGCTGGGTGACGTTCCGCGCATTGAGTTATTCGCGAGAGAGTCTGCGGCAGGTTGGGATTCCTGGGGTAACGACTGCGAAAGCACGGTTGAACTGTTGCCACCGATGGTGACGAGAAATAAGAAATTGAGGGTTGCATAATGGGAACAATTATTTGCCTATGCGATTACACGGGAATAATGGCCGCGCCGTGGGTCGACGCTGGCTATCACGCAGTTCTGATAGACCCACAGCATCCAGAAGGCGTTTATACGGACGGCAATATAACGCGAATCGGTCATGTTATTGACCACCCTGTAACCTGGGGTTACCTGCGTAGTCTGAATAATGTGGTCTTTGTTGCGGGTTTTCCTCCCTGCACTGACGTAGCTGTGAGCGGCGCGGCGCATTTTGAATCAAAACGAAATGCAGATCCTCACTTTCAAGCCAGGGCCGCGTTAGTTGCTGAGCAATGCCGGATTGTAGGAATGATGACCGGAGCACCATGGTTTTTCGAAAACCCTGTTAGCGTCTTTAGTAGCATATTCGGTCGGCCTGACTACACGTTCAACCCGTATGAATACGGCGGATATCTGCCGCACGACGATGAACATCCAGAGTATCCGAAATACATTGCACCGCGTGACGCATATCCGAAAAAGACCTGTTTGTGGGCTGGGGGGGGCTTCGTCATGCCTGATAGATGTCCCGTTGAGTTTGGCGGGGGTTACTCGGATCAACATAAAAAACTGGGGGGTAAATCAGACAGGACAAAAAATATACGCAGCGCCACACCGCGTGGTTTCGCGAAAGCTGTTTATATTGCCAACGCTCCGCATTTGAGGGAGATAAAAAATGAGCAGGCAGCGTAGCCCCACACAATCAGCGCTCGACAATCTGATATTCCAGCCAACCCGCCGCAGTAGAAACAAACCAATCAAAATCCCGCCAGCAAGCCAAGTTCGGACATTCGATTATGTCCACAGCCTGCTAACGCGGAAATTTGACCGAATGAGGGGGAGACGTGTTAACGCGAGATGAAATAACCGCATATCAAAAATCCTGCAATCTCCGCGCATGTGTAGTTGGCTACGAGGGTCAATCACTATGCGCTAATTGCAATGCTGATTTGCATCCGTTCGAAACTCACGTTTGTGATAGCTGTGCTATTGAGCTGTTAGAGGGCGAAGTAACTGAGAGAGTGAGGAGTGAAAGCAATGGCTAATTTACGCAAAGAGGCCAGAGGGCGCGAGTGTCAGGTGAGGGATATCGCTGGTTTTGTGGGGAGATATCAAATTACATCATCAGGGGAGGTTATATCAGTTTTGAAAAAAAAGCACCTCTCGCACGGTTTCAAGCCAGGAGGATATGCGTTTGTTGGCTTGTATTCTGGGAAAGGTGGGAAACCATCATACCGAATGGTGCACCGCCTAGTTGCAGAGGCTTTTATTGCCAACCCTCATAATAAGCCAGAAGTAAACCACAAAGACGGGAATAAAAAGAATAACTCAGTTGCCAATCTGGAGTGGGTTACGCGCAACGAGAACGCCATTCACGGGTTTGATAATGGGCTTCTTGTTCATGGGTTTTCCCACCATTCATCAAAACTCACACGTGAGCAGGTGAGGGAAATATTTGTTTCGGAAGGAAAGTACAGGGATTTAGCCAAGATATTTGGAGTCTGCGCTCAAACCATCTGCAATATAAAAAATAAATCGGCTTACAGGAGATTCTTGGAGGCGGAAAATGTACAGAAGCAATAAGTGGCTTCAGGCAGTAAGGGAAATTGATTGCTGCGTGTTGTGTGGCAAGTATGGAGTGCAGGCGGCTCACCGCAATGAAGGAAAGGGAATGGGCATTAAGGTTGATGACAGCCTTACAGCGGCCCTGTGCGAATTGTGTCATGCCAGAATTGACAACGGGAAAGACATGAGCAGGGAAGAGCGACGAGCAGAAATGGACCGCGCGATTGTCCTGACTATTCAAAACCTCACCAGAGGGGGGAGGCTTACAGTTCGATGACTGAATATCACCTCAAATTGCCGTGGCCGCCAAGCCTGAACACTTACTGGCGACACGCAAGGGGAAGGCACTACATCAGCAAGAAAGGCACAGAATACCGACAAAGCATCATCCAGATAATCCAGCAGCAAAACCTCGATATCAACACTCCCGCAAGACTGAAAATTACCATCATCGCCAACGCTCCAGACAAACGACGTCGTGACCTCGACAACCTGCAAAAGGCGGTTTTCGATTCGCTCACGCACGCCGGATTCATGCTGGATGACGAGCAGATAGACGATTTCAGGGTAAGGCGAGGAGATCGGGTAAAAGGCGGGAGTCTGGATATCGTCATCACTGAATTGGGGGTCGCATGATTTGCAAAATCGATGGTTGCAACAAGCCGGCTCAATACAAAGCGGAAAGAATATGCCAAATGCATTATTTCAGGCGCATGCGAACAGGATCATTTGAATTGCGAGAAAAAGGCAGGGCTGAAAGAACTCACAATTCTGCTGGGTACCAGATGATAACAATCCCCGGCCATCCATTAGAAATGGCTAACGGATACACCTATGAACATCGCGCCGTGGTTTATGCCCGTTACGGCGAAACCCTTCCTCCGTGCGAAATTTGCGGACGAAGTTTGACATGGTCTACAGCACACATTGATCACATTGATGAGGTTGTTACCAACAACGAGGTATCAAATCTTAGGCCGCTTTGCCATACGTGCAATACGCGCAGAGGGAGAGACAAAATACCGGAATACATGCGCAAGGGAAGAATAGCGGTCACATATGATGGAGAAACGAAAACACCGAACGAGTGGGCAAGAGACCCCAGAATATCTGTTAGCGGGGCATCAATAAAGCGTAGAAAACGCCAAGGGATGAGTGATTACGACAGCCTATTCTCCCCCAAAATAACTCACAACGGGAAGTTACCCGTCAAGAAGCCAACCCCACCGAAATACACACGGAAAAATAGTATTTCCCTTGAGTGGATGGGGGAGAAAAAGACACCTGCTGAATGGGCGAGAGACCCGCGAGTTTTCGTAAGTGATGGAACGATAAGAAACAGATTCCGATCCGGACTTAGCGTGGAAGAGTGTTTGTTCTCTCCGCCAAATATAGGCGGGTGGCGAGGCGGAAAAAAATCGGGAGGAGGCAGCATGACACATCAAATCCCAGCATACGCAACATCAGAGCTTCTCAGGCTTGAGCGTGAAATAGCAGAGCATGAGCAGGCTATAGCGAGGAAGAATGAACAGCGGCGAGAGATTATTAATCGGTACTCTCTGAACAAACTCACGACTCTGGAAGAAGTTGTCGGAAACGCCTACTCAGAAATAGCGCGCCGAAGATTCTCCGTGGAGGTTCAATCATGCCGAGACTGATCAACTACATCCTCAACCTCTTCACCCCAATCACCCCTCAAGTACAGCCAACCAGCTATCAGAGTTGGGATGCTTTACCGAAGCGGAGGAAAGCCAAGTGAATTTAGAGTCGATACCGAAATACTTCTCCCCGAAATCACCAAAACTCTCCGACGAATCCCCAGCAACAGCAAGCGACAGCTTGGGCATTGGTGATGTGATGGCCGCCATTGGCATGACGCACCAGGCTGGCGGCATAGGGTTAGATTTGTTCCTGGCTAAGATTGGCGTAAGCAGCCCGGATAAAGCGATCGAGGGATTAATAGGAATTGCGCGAAGTCTGTCAGGACGGTGCAAGCCTATCTATGAACTCGACGAAGATAGTAAAACGGAACTACTGCAAGTGCTCGCAACGTTTGCGTATCAGGACTACGCGCGGAGTGCAGCCAGCGTTAAACCATGTCCGGATTGCACGGACGGGTTTATTGATGCAGAGGTATTCACTACCAAATCAGTGTTTGGCGCTCATCCGGGCGCGGTAGTCGAAATTAAGCGATTGGATGACCGCCTTGATAGCAATGTTGGCGTTCGCAAGCGGGAAGTGGTGCGGGTGCAATGCCCAACATGCCAAGGCCGTAGCGTGGTCAGTAATTCATGCCGCTGCAAGGGTAGGGGGAAGGTAGTGGATGAGGTGGCTACCAAAGCTAACGGCGGATTGCCCGTCTACAAAGAGTGTCCGAAATGCAAAGGAAATGGGTACCGTAAAATGCCCTCTGAGAACGTCAGGCGGGCTGTGTGTTTGCGGGTGATGGATATACCGGAAACATCATGGAGGCGTCACTACAAGCCGTTTTACGAGGACATTGTAGGGGAATGCTTCAAAGAGGAATCAAAGGCATCTTCTGCACTGCATAAAATTACACGATAGAAGCATTATCGCCACGGATGGCATCATTTTAAAAACCAACTCTTGACAGTTTGGCGAAATTGGCCCATCATGACTCTAACAATGGGTTAATTGCCTGTTGTTGGTGGTGAATGCGCAGGCTGATGCGCTTCGAGAGCGTCACGGTGCCGCGAGCCTCTGAAATCGACATGACGCCAAAGCAGGAGATCAGCACCTGCCACCACATCACATTCAATCCCTAGCCTAACCGCTGGGGCTTTTTGCATCTGTCGTAGTTTGGTAATTACGTCTGGCTTCCAACCAGAATATGCGGGTTCGATCCCCGCCAGATGCTCCACATTTCAGGCTGCGCTAACGCGTGGCCTTTTTTATTTCCCCCCTTTAATCACACAGCGCCAACCCCACAGGGGAGGTGAGGCTATGAGAATGGACAAATATTCAAGCGGCACCGCCATAGGCTGGGGTTCGTTTACTGCAATGTTGGGCGCTATGTCGCTCAACGACTGGGCGTTGCTGGTTGGCATCATCTGCACGCTGGGAACATTCGGCGTTAACTGGTACTACAAGCGCAAAGAATTTCAGCGCAACACGGCGGCATCGAAATGACCCCGTCACTGCGTAACAAGATTGCTGGCGCTGCCGCAGGTGGTGCTATTGCCATCGCTACAGTGCTTATTCAGTGGCATGAGGGCGTTCGTTATACGCCGTACCGTGATGTGGCTGGCGTGCTCACTGTTTGTTACGGACACACTGGCCCCGACATCATCCCAGCGAAGGAATACACGCAGTCCGAATGCAATGACCTGCTGGAAAAAGATATTGCGCCTGCCGCTGCCGCTGTAGAGAGGGCCGTCAAGGTTCCGATGACCGACATGCGCAAAGCATCGCTTATCTCATTCACGTACAACGTGGGTATCGGTTCTCTGAATCGCTCAACGATGCTGCGCAAACTGAATGCTGGCGACACATCAGAAGCCTGTGACGAGCTAAAGCGCTGGGATAAAGCAGGCGGTAAGGTCTGGCGCGGATTAACTGACCGTAGGGCAGTGGAGCGTGAGTTATGTCTATCAGGGCTACAGTAATCGCCACTCTCGTTGCTCTGCTAGGCCTGCTGTCATTCGGCGTCTACTACTACCACGACGCATACAGTGATGCGGCAAAAGATTTGAAGCTTGCCAACGACACGATAAGCGACATGCAAACACGCCAGCGTGACGTTGCGGCGCTTGATGCTAAATACACCGGAGAACTCGCAGATGCTAAAAGCAAGCTGGCTGATTTGCAGCGCTGTGTTGCTGCTGGCAAGTGCGGGTTGCGCGTCAACGTCATCAAGCAAACCACCGCCACCACCGGCGTGGATGATGCTACCGGCACCCGACTTACTGACTCCGCTGAACGGGATTATTTCACTCTCCGAGAGAGAATCGAAACCATCACAAAGCAACTGACCGGGCTGCAAGAGTACGTCCGTGCGCAGTGCTTGAAATAACCAGCCCGTTAATTCGGGCTTTTTTGTAACTACAACTAAGAGAACTAACGATGCTTACTATCAAGACAATCAACGAAAGCAAAGACATTTCAATTTTTCAATCACTCGGCGATGTCAGCTACGTGAAAGAATCACGGAAAATCTTCTTTACCGGATGGCATGGCGGTGACGCTGATTTGCTTCTGGACGATGGAGAGGTTGCTTACGTTTGCAACGAAAAGGGCGTAACAGTGGCAACGTTTCAATAGATTGTGCAACACCAACGAGGTGATCCACATCTTGGCGGCCCGGAACTAGACGGGAAGTAGCTGCGCAACTCTGTGAAGAAGTGGCAAGGCTGCGAATAAACCAACATCAATCAAAGGAAATATCATGCAACCACATCAACAGCGCGTAGTGGATGAAGCAACAGACCTTGAAGACAAAGTGACAAAACTGAACGCATTCATTGCTTCTAGCCCGATTTTTACTGGGCTGGATGACACTCAGCAAGGGTTGCTGGTAGCGCAGTCGGGTTCAATGGGTGCCTATTTGGAAATCCTCAAACTGCGCATCGCGTCCTTCTAAAAAATTCCCCCGACAAGGAATATAAAATTCTGACAAGCGTCATTAATCTGGCGCTTCACAGAGTTTTATATAGATATCCCACCATGCCGGTATCCCGTTTTACGGGGCCGGTATTTTTATTTGTAGAGGATTGTTCTGTTATGACCACTATCGCATGGGACGGTTCGACACTCGCCGCAGACAGTCAATCACAATCAGGCGACGTTATTTGCTCATTGTCAGAAGCTAAGATATTCAAACCAAAACCCGGCGAAGAGTGGACGATTTACGGCGAGAAGGTTCTAGCGCTGGGTACGTCCGGTGACTGTGGCGCAGAAATGGAAGTGATGGATTTGCTGCGGGATGGGCTGAGTTACAAATCGCAATTTCTCCCCACGTTTTCATTCACTGCACTGCTGATTATTTCCGCTGGCCGCGCTTACATTGCATCAAAAGACAAAGGCGAGACATCGGCGTTGATTTCGCTGCAACTCGATCCGTATGCAATCGGCTCTGGTGGGCTGATTGCTCGAACAGCAATGCATTTAGGCCGTCGCGCTATTGAAGCGGTACAAACTGCAATCGAACTTGATTTGTGCAGTGGTGGTCGCGTTGACTCAATCACATTTGGTGCAACCCAGGCGCCATTTTCCATCGTACAGAAATCGGAGCAAACAGAATGACCGAATCAACAAGCGGAAGCATCGTAGGTAGTGCATCAAGTATTCAGCCATCGCTCACTCCACAGCAATCAACTCGTCTCGAACTCCTGCGCCTCGTCATGAACGATACGGCAGCAGCACAAGCGGCAATTGAATTTGTTGGCGATGACCTGTTGAAGCTGGAACTGTTCAAAGACCAATACAAATTAGCGACGACTGAGCGTGAGGTTGTGGCTCGCACGTTTAAAGCGATTCAAGACGCTAAAGAAGCGCTGACACTATTTGGATGAGGTAATGATTATGGCAGCACCAAAGGGCAACCGATTCTGGGAGGCCCGTAGCAGTCATGGGCGTAACCCAAAATTCGAATCGCCCGAGGCGCTATGGGAAGCATGTTGCGAGTACTTCGAGTGGGTGGAAGCTAACCCGCTGTGGGAAATGAAAGCTTTTGCATATCAGGGCGAAGTAACTCAAGAACCTATCGCCAAGATGCGAGCAATGACTATCACTGGCCTATGCATTTTTCTTGATATCGACCGTTCGACATGGCTTGCATACAAGGTGAAGGAAGATTTTTCCATCATCACTACGCGAGCAGAAGAAATCATCTACGACCAGAAATTCTCTGGCGCAGCAGCCGACCTACTCAACGCAAATATCATTGCCCGTGACCTGGGCCTCAAAGAACAGTCGCAGGTTGAAGACGTGACACCTGATAAGGGAGATCGCGGCAAGCGGCTTTCTCGAATTCAGGAGCTTTTACGTGGCAAGCGCAGCGACGATTGATATCGATGAGCTAACAGAAGACGAGCAGATAGAATTGCTCGAATTACTGGAAGAAGAAGAGAACTACCGCAAAACCCATCTGCTTTACGAATTCACCCCATACACCAAGCAACGCGAGTTTATTGACGCAGGGCATGATTATCCTGAGCGCTGCTTTATGGCTGGCAACCAGTTGGGTAAATCCTTCACTGGCGGCGCAGAGGTAGCATTTCATCTCACAGGTCGATATCCAGGAACGAAAGGTTATCCAGATGATGGCCTATATGGTGAAGAATGGAGGGGTAAGCGATTCTATGAGCCGGTTGTGTTCTGGGTTGGTGGTGAGACTAACGAGACAGTAACGAAGACCACGCAGCGCATTCTGTGCGGACGTATTGAAGAGAACGACGAACCCGGCTACGGATCAATCCCGAAAGAGGACATTATTAGCTGGAAGAAATCGCCATTCTTCCCGAACCTTGTCGATCACCTGCTCGTTAGACACCACACTGCCGATGGCGTTGAAGATGGCATGTCTATTTGCTACTTCAAGCCGTACTCACAAGGCCGCGCCCGCTGGCAGGGTGACACGATACACGGTGTGTGGTTTGACGAAGAGCCGCCGTATAGCATTTATGGCGAAGGGCTCACGCGAACTAACAAGCACGGGCAATTCTCCATCCTGACATTTACCCCGCTGATGGGTATGTCTGACGTTGTAACCAAGTTCCTCAAGAATCCTAGCAAGGCGCAGAAGGTGGTCAACATGACCATTTATGACGCTGAACATTATTCTGATGAGTTGAGAGAGCAAATCATTGCTGGCTACCCTGAGCATGAGCGTGAAGCCCGTGCGCGTGGTATTCCAACAATGGGCAGCGGTCGCATCTTCCAGATACCGGAAGAAACCATTAAGTGCCAGCCTTTCGAGTGCCCGGATCACTTCTACGTAATTGACGCGATGGACTTCGGTTGGGATCACCCACAGGCGCAGGTTCAAATGTGGTGGGATAAAGATGCCGACACAATCTATCTCGCTCGCGTTTGGAAGGATAAAGAGAAAACAGCGGTTCAGGCATGGGGCGCTGTCAAGTCATGGGCCAGCAAGATACCAACGGCGTGGCCTCACGATGGTAATCAGCATGAGAAGGGCGGCGGCGAGCAACTTAAAGCTCAATATGCTGATGCTGGTTTCATGATGCTGCCTGAGCATGCAACGTGGCCCGATGGCGGTAACGCTGTTGAGCCTGGCATCACTGAACTGCGCGACATGATGCTAGATGGTCGCTTCAAAGTGTTCAACACCTGCGAGCCATTCTTTGAAGAGTTTCGCCTCTATCACCGTGATGAAAATGGAAAGATAGTCAAAATCAACGATGACGTGCTGTCAGCCGTTCGCTACGGCTACATGATGCGCCGCTTCGCCAAGATGATGCGCGACATCAAGAAGCCGAAAGAAAAGAAAATCCCCGCACCGATTAAACCAGTTTCCCGAGGAAGATAATGGCTATGGCTTAAGGAAGTCTGACGCTGAATGCTGCAATGCGTCGATGAAATTAAGCTTATGGTTGTACGCCTCTTCGGCTGTGGAGAAACCACTTTTTGTGTATCGCTTTCCGTCAATGACGAACTGCCACATGTAGTTCTTGGTATCGACCCTGAATGTCACACCCTTGAAACCAGATGAGTTGTCTTTATCCATCCCGCGATTCAGGCCATTCATTTTCTTATTGGCTACGCGAAGGTTGGCTATCCGGTTATCCGATTTGTTCCCATTGATATGGTCAATTAAATCCGTGAACTCTCCGTAATAGTGAGCCCAGCACAGGCGGTGAACATAATGGAGCTTATTGCCAACCCTCACATCAAGGTATCCGTTTCCGTGAGGGCATCCAACTGGCTTGCCATTCAGATCCGTCCTGCGAGTTCTGTTTATCGCCGTGAGGATTCCGGTCTCTGGGTTATATGAAAACAGGCTTCGAATCTCATCAATGGATAGCTTTTCCATATCGTTTCCTTTGGTAAGTAATCCCATCAATTTTATCACGGCGTCATTATGGATAACAAAGAAAATCGTTTAGAAGAAATACTGACTAAGTTCGACTGCGATTGGACTGCCAGTGATGAGGCGAGGACGGAAGCGAAGAATGATTTATTCTTTTCGCGCCTATCTCAGTGGGACGACTGGCTAACGCAGTACACAACCTTGCAGTATCGCGGTCAGTTCGATGTGGTGCGCCCGGTGGTTCGCAAGCTGGTTGCTGAGATGCGCCAGAACCCTATTGATGTGCTATTCAGGCCAAAAGACGGCGCAGATCCTGACGCAGCTGACACGCTGATGGGCATGTATCGCACCGACATGCGGCATAACTCAGCGAAAATAGCCGTTAACGTCGCAGTGCGTGAGCAGGTAGAGGCTGGCGTTGGTGCGTGGCGCATTGTCACCGACTATGAAGACCAGGACCCTACCAGTAACAACCAGATTATACGCCGCGAGCCTATTCATTCAGCTTGTTCATGCGTCATCTGGGACAGCAACAGCAAGCAGATGGATAAGAGCGACGCCCGTCACTGCACCGTCATCCACTCAATGAGCCGTAACGGGTGGGAGGATTTTGCAGAAGAGCATGACCTTGATGCAAGCAATCAGCCCAGCTTTCAGAGCCCGAATGATTGGGTATTCCCTTGGCTGACGCAGGACACGATTCACATCGCTGAATTCTATGAGGTGGTGGAGAAGAAAGAGACAGCGTTCATCTATCAGGATCCGTTGACTGGTGAGCCCGTTAGCTACTTCAAGCGCGACATTAAGGATGTCATCGATGAGCTTGCAGAACGCGGCATGGTGAAGATTGCAGAGCGCCAGATTAAGCGCAAGCGCGTGTACAAGACGCTGCTTTCATGCACTGACATCTACAAAGATAAGCAACTGATCGCCGGTGAGCACATCCCAATCGTACCGGTGTTCGGCGAGTGGGGATTCGTTGAGAGCAAGGAAGTGTACGAAGGTGTTGTTCGCCTTACCAAAGACGGTCAGCGCCTGCGCAACATGATCATGTCATTCAACGCCGACATTGTTGCTCGCACGCCGAAGAAAAAGCCCATCTTCTGGCCCGAGCAAATACTTGGCTATGAGCACATGTATGACGGTAACGACGATTACCCGTATTACCTGCTGAATCGCACGGATGAAAACAGCGGGGATTTGCCAACTCAACCCATCGCATACATGGAGAATCCAGAGGTCCCTCAGGCCAACGCTTACATGCTCGAAGCGGCAACCAATGCAGTGAAAGAGGTTGCCACTCTCGGTGTGGATGCTGAGGCGGTGAACGGTGGTCAGGTAGCATTCGAGACTGTCAATCAGTTGAACATGCGCTCTGACCTCGAAACCTACGTGTTTCAGGACAACCTAGCCACAGCGATGCGTCGCGATGGTGAGATTTATCAATCCATCGTCAACGATATCTATGACGTTCCCCGCAACGTGACTATCACGCTTGAAGATGGCAGCGAGAAGGACGTTCAGTTGCTGGCTGAAATGGTTGACCTGAGCACTGGGCAGCATGTGGTGATGAACGATATACGTGGACGTTTTGAAACGTATACGGATGTTGGCCCGTCATTCCAGAGCATGAAGCAGCAGAACCGCGCAGAGATTCAGGAGTTGTTGACGAAAGTCCCTCCTGGTACTCCTGAATGGCAAATGCTCCTGCTTCAATACTTCACCCTGCTTGACGGTAAGGGCGTCGAGATGATGCGTGAGTATGCCAATAAGCAACTGGTAATTATGGGGCTGAAAAAACCTGAGACACCGGAAGAAATTCAGATGGTGCAGCAGGCGCAACAGCAGCCACAAGAGCCATCGCCAGAGCAAACTCAGGCACAAGGCGTATACCTGCAAGGTCAAGCTGAATTGCTCAAGGCGCAGAACCAACAGATGCAAATCCAAGTCGATGCGGCGAAGGTCGAAGGCCAGAACCAGCTCAACGCAGCGAAGGTTGCTGAAATCTTCAACAACATGGATTTGGACAAGCAAGCAGCATTCCGTGAGTTCTTATCACTCATGGGTAAATTCCAACAACAGAACAGCGATGACGCCCGAGCCAACGCTGAGTTACTTCTCAAAGGCGATAGCCAGACGCATAAACAGCAACTGGACATAGCCAACCACCTGCAATCGCAGAGACAAAACACACCTTCCGGCAGCGTAGCCGAGCAATCACCTCAATAAGAGAGAGTTAATCATGTCCGATACCACCGAAACTCAGGTAACTGAAGGCCAACCCCTGCACGTCGATACAGCGGCGGCACCCGCACTCGATACAGCGTCAAATTCCACTGGCGCAGAGTCGCAGGATGTAGGCTTTGAGATTGTCCTGAAAGACGATGAGGTAAAACCGAAACAAGACCCGGCAACCAATGCGCAGGCCGCACAACGCCGTATCGAACGCAAGCAGCAACGCGATTTCGAACAGCGTGCAGAGGCAGTAAAGCGCGGTGAATTGCCGGAGAACTTACGGGTAACTCCTGAACTACCAGCCCAACCAAACGTTAATGATTTCTTTGGCGAAGACGTCCTGTATAGCAAATACAACGGCGATACCGCTATGGCATCAGCGGCCTTTCAGCAGGCCAATAACGAATGGAACGTCAAGGCTCAGGATGCACGCAGCAATGCGGTATCTGAGCAGGGTAGAAAGGTTCAGGAGTTCACCCAGCAATCAGCGCAATTAGCCGATGCTGCACGCAAACACTACGACGCAGCGGAAAAGCTCAACATTCCTGACTATCAGGAGAAGGAAGAGGCATTCATGCAATTAGTCCCGCCACAGGTTGGGGCTGAAATCATGTACCTGTTCCCTGAGAAATCCGCCGCGCTCATGTATCACCTGGGCGCAAATCCAGAGAAAGTCCGTGGCCTATTGGCTATGAACTCGCAGCAGGCACTGATTGAACTCACTCGGCTATCCGAACGCTTAACTCTCAAGCCTCGCGGGAATCAGGTTTCCTCCGCGCCTCCGGCTGACCAATCCATTGCAGGTGATGTGGCGTCGGCTAACACCGATGCAATTCGTCGGCAAATGGAAGCGGCGGCAAGCAAAGGCGACACGGCAGCCTATCGCGCACTCAAGGCAAAACTTAATAAAGGATCACGATAATGGCTACTTGCCGTGGTTAGGGTGAAATTTATGTTTTAAATGCAATTCTTGGATGGCTTTTTTTGCTTCATCCAAGGTGGTGCAATATTTGACATACTTCTTGCCATCGCTGCGGCATTGGGCGACGTATTTATTCAGTGACTTGTTCCAGTAAACCCCATGAACTCCAGAGGCATTTACTTGCCTGCCCTTGTTTTTCATATTCCCACTTCGGTCAACAACTCTCAGGTTTTCAAGCCTGTTATTTGTGCCGTCTCGGTCAATGTGATCAACTTCGAACCCTTGAGGAATAGCACCATTGTGCATTTCCCAGATGATTCTATGGGCCATGTGTGGCTTGGTGTTTATTTCGATTGTTATGTAAAAAGTATGGCGGCAATCTCTTTTTGTTCCCGCTAGCTTTCCTGCATATCTTGAATTCCATCTCCTAGTTTTGGATTCAGCAGACCCGCGTAAATTAGTGGCGTCCTTAGTCTCCTCAAAGACTCTTGCCTTCCACTTTAAAACGCCAAGCTCTGCATCGTAATCAAACAAATCGCTGAATTTCGTCATTAGCCATTACTCCTTTTCAATAGACCAATTTTAACACAGGATATGGCAAAATGCTTAATGAAGGTCAAGTAATCACGTACATGGTCGATGAAGTCATTGAGACCGTGGAAAATCTCACCCCGATGGCGCAGCGTGTCGGTAAATATTCACCGCCAGCTGGCGATATGCAGCGCTCCCAGAACACCGTATGGATGCCTCTGGAGCAAGAAGCGCCAACCATGCAGGGCTGGGATCTGACCGGTCAGGCTACTGGTATTCTGGAACTGTCCGTTAAGTGTAACATGGGCGTTCCTGATAACGACTTCTTTACCCTCCGCGCCGATGATGTTCGTGACGAGCGCTCATTGCGCAACCGCATTAAGGCATCTGGTCAAAAACTGGCTAACAACGTTGAAACCGCCATTGCTAAACAGGCGGCAGAGATGGGGTCTCTCGTTGTTACCAGCGCCAACCCTATCGGTTCATCCACTACCGGGTGGGATTTCATTTCAGAGGCGGAAGAGCTGATCTTCTCCCGTGAATTGAACCGTAGTTCTGGCCTATCCTTCTTCTTCAACGGTAAGGATTATCGCGGAGCAGGACAGGATTTGACCGGAAAGGACTTTTTCGGGCGCATCCCTGAGGAAGCATATAAAACTGGCACCATTCAGAAGCAGGTTGCTGGTTTCAATGATGTTCTCCGCTCTCCGAAAATGCCACGGTTGACAGCATCAACTGCAACAGGGATTACCGTTAGCGGCGCACAGAAATTCCAGCCACAGGCATGGGTTGCTGACACTGACGGAAACCGCGAAAACGTTGATAACCGCGTCGCTACTGTTGTGTTGTCCTCAACAACTGGCTTCAAGCGCGGCGACAAAATCAGCTTTACAGGCGTTAAGTTCCTTTCGCAGATGGCTAAAAACGTGCTGACGCATGATGCCACCTTCTCGATCACACGCGTAATCGACGCCACTCATGTTGAAATTACGCCGAAACCAATCGCCCTGGATGATACCGCACTGACGAAAGAGCAATTGGCTTACGCCAACGTCAACACATCGTTAGCCAATACGATGACGGTGAATATCCTGAACACCACTACGGCAGAAACGAACGTTTTCTGGGCTGATGATTCCATTCGCTTGGTATCACAGCCGATCCCAATCAACCATGAGCTGTTTTCTGGCATGAAAACCCAAAGTTTCAGCATTGATAGCGTTGGGCTGAATGGTGTTGTCGCCTATCAGGGTGATATCAACACGTTTGCGGGGAAATGCCGTATCGCGCTGTGGTATGCACCTACCGCCGTTCGCCCGGAAGCGATTGGCGTTGGACTGGCAAGCCAAGCGTAATAATCAATCATCTCAAGGGGCTTCGGCCCCTTTCTTTTTTGGAGTTAAAATGGATAACCAGCACAAGAAAATCAAAGGCTATCGCGACCTTTCGCAGGAAGAAATCGACCTTATGAACGAAGGCAAGAAGCTTGCTGAGGTAGTTGGTGAGTTTATTGAGAAGCTAAACAAAGCCGACTTTGCTGTCACGTCTGACCAAGTTCCGGATAAGCGCTGGGTGAGCATCGGAGCAACACATTTGCAGCAGGGCTTCATGGCCGTGATTCGTGCAATTGCAAAACCAACCACATTTTGAGGTTTCTATGTCAAACATGGTATTTCGCCACGGCAGCGCCGCAGAGTGGAAAGGTGTTGGTTACGATTGGGAAATCGTCAGTGATGATGAGTTGCAGGAATTCATTGATGCCGGGTGGTTTGCGCATCCAGATGAGTTGTTGAAATCATCTACTGAGCCTGAGCCTGAGCCAACCCAACGCAAGAAGCCGGGGCCAAAGCCTAAGGCGGTGAGTGATGCTGATAGCGACTAAAGGTGATCTGGTCAGGGCAGCATTGCGCAAGTTGGCTATTGCATCTAATGCCACGCTGACCGATGTTGAGCCGCAGTCAATGCAGGATGCGGTAGACGACCTAGAATCCATGATGGCGGAGTGGTATCAAGACGGGAAAGGTATTATCACCGGCTATGAGTTTGCCGACATGGATAACCTTCCAGCGGAGGGCGACGATCACGGATTACGATCAAGTGCTGTTAGCGCCGTGTTTCATAACCTCGCTTGCCGCATCGCCCCTGATTACTCGCTCGAAGCGACTGCCAAGATTATCGCCACTGCAAAGTACGGCAAGGAATTGCTCTATAAGCAGACTGCCATCACCCGCGCTAAACGCGCTCCTTACCCAAGCCGTATGCCGATCGGCAGCGGAAACAGTCTTGCCACGCTAAACGGCTGGCATTTCTTCCCCGGAGAAAAACCAGATGCCGATCCAACAACTCCCCCTGATGAAGGGTAACGGGAAAAACTTCCGCGATGCTGACTATGTTGATCTGCTTCCGGTCAACATGTTGGCAACGCCTAAGCAGGTGCTCAACAGTAACGGATATCTGCGCTCATTCCCCGGCATAGACAAGCGATCTGACGTTGCAGGTGTATCGCGTGGCGCTCAGTTCAACACCGCTCAGAATGCCGTCTATCGCGTTTGCGGTGGTAGTCTGTATCGCGGTGCATCTGTGGTGGGTTCGGTGTCTGGCTCCGGGCGCGTCCCGATGGCGCATAGTCGAGCATCTCAGGCGGTGATTGTTGGCGGTCAGGTTGTGCAGTATGGCTACGATGGAACTGTGAAAACCATTGTTAACTGGCCTGTATCGAGCGGAAACACGCAGTATGAATTGGGTTCAGCGCGGGATATCTGCTGGTCGCGTGGTAACTACGTGTGGTCGAAAGACGGCACGGACTCATTCTTCATCTCTGACTTGGAGGATGAGGCGTATCCAGACCGCTACAGCGCGATGTATCGAGCAGAGTCACAGCCAGACGGCATCATCGGCGTTGGTGCATGGCGTGACATGGTTGTTTGTTTCGGCACGACAACGATTGAGTATTTCTCTCTGACGGGTAACTCTGGCGCGGGGCAGGCGGTATACATCGCTAACCCTGCATACATGGTCACGAAAGGCATTGCTGGAACGTTCTGCAAATGTGCGTTTATGGATGCATTCGCAATCATCAGCAACCCTGCAACGGGTGCGCCGTCTGTCTATCTGGTTGACTCAGGTCAGTCTAAGCAGATTGCTAGCGCTACGGTTGAGAAAACGCTACGAGAGTACACCAATTCCGAGCTATCAGCGGGCGTCATGGAGTCATTGCGTTTCGACTCGCATGAACTACTGATTATCCACCTGCCACGACATGTGCTGGCGTTTGATGCGTCAGTGAGCGAGAACGGGCCACAGTGGGCCATCCTGAAAACGGGTCTGTTTGATGATGTCTACCGTGGGATTGATTTTATCTACGAGGGCGGTGCTATCGCATGCGGCGACAAGATCGAAGCGGTGACCGGGCAGCTTAATTTTGCGTCGTCAGCACAGCACGGTAAGCAGCAGGAGCATCTGCTCTATTCCCCACTCATTAAGGCGGATAACGCGAGACTTTTCGACCTCGAATTAGAGGTATCGACGGGCGTTGCTCAGTTTGCTGAACGGTTATTTATCTCTGCCACTACTGACGGCATCAACTATGGCCGCGAACAAATGGTGCCGTGGAATGCCCCGTTCCGCTATGACCAGAGAGCCATATGGAGCCGCATCGGACGAGTACGCAAAAACATCGGCTTCAAGTTCAGGGTTATTACCAAAAGCCCGGTGACGTTATCAGGGCTACAGGTGAGGGTTGAATAGTGGCTGATGACAAACTCAAAACACCTGCTCACGTCCGTGCTGTCAGCATCAAGGCCGTATCGCTCCCCATAGGTTTCTCCCCTGCGTATCAGCAATACGTGCTAAGTCAGGCGATGGACTTCACGCAAGTGGCAGGCAAGGCCAACCAAGCAGCGGGTGGGGCTTACGACGCTCAGGTCAGGAATGACGAGCAGGATGTGATACTGGAAGATCATGAGGTGCGCATCACCGAGGCAGAGGCGACACTCGTTGATCACGAAGGGCGCATTACAGCCAACACCAGCGCTATTTCATTGCTGACTGTTCGCGTCACCACAGCGGAAGGGCAGATAGTCACTTTGCAGAGTGATGTTGGATTTCTGCTAGATGAAGTGGTGGATGTTCAGGCCGATATCACCGCTCTTGATATTCGAGTGAGTGATGCTGAGTTAGAGATTGACGCGCTACAGGCTGACTATGTATCAAAATCTGCAACAGCTAACCAAATGGTTCAGGGTGATGGCGGGTCGTTGCTTGTTGGCAATGTCGCATCACCAACGTCAGACAAATTGCAGGTAGAAGGTGATGTCAATATCTCCGGCGTCTACAAAATTGATGGTGTTCAGGTCGTCGGCCCGCAACAAACCGGATGGACGCAATCAACAGGATCTGCAAACCGTTCCGCATTCAACGCAAATCAAACATTCAGTGTTGGCCCATTGTTCAACACTCTACAGATTCAGGGCATAGCTGATGCTCTTACATCTACGCGCCAGCGCGTCAAGGCATTAGAGGATGCTCTACGCGCTCACGGCCTGATTAACTGAGGTTTCCCCATGCTAACAAAGATTGATGCTCTCACCGGGCAGGGGTTGATGCGCCTGTGGGGTGTAGATAGTTGGGAAGATCCAGGCGCTGAATATGCAGTCTGGAACGATTGCTGCGTGTTTGCCCTCGTCCCACAAGGCGGATTCTTGGACATTCACATGGCGATGAATAGCAAACGGTGGCGGGATTGTCGCAAAGCTGGCGCGGCGATATTGGATGTCGTCGGTAATCACAGATTACGCGCAATCATTCTCCCTGACCGTCCTCATGTATGCAATTACGCGTCACGTATGGGGTTTGGTGAGCGAACAACGGAAACATTAAAAACAACAGACGGGCGTGAAAGCGCCTTTTTTATTATGTGGCGTGAGCCGGGAGAATATCATGGGCGGAGCGATTAGTGGTATCGGAGGCGCAGTCAGTGGCGTGATCGGCGGTATTGGCGCAAGAAAAGCGGCAAAGCAGCAAAACAAAGCCCAAGACAGGGCTATCGCCGCATCACAGGCAGGCTATAACAGCGCCGTTAGTTGGATGTCCCCTTATGAAGAAGCGGGTCAGGCGGGATTGAAGGGGTTGCAGGGTATTGCTGGCCAGCCCATCGACCGCGAGGCGTTGCTTTCCGAGTTTTTCAACAGCCGAGAATTCCAGATGATGGCAGATCAGGCCAGAAATCAGGGTTTACGCAGCGCTCAGGCTACTGGTGGGTTAGGATCAACAGCCACGGGAAACATGCTGTCATCCATCGCGCCAACTCTAGGACAAAACTATCTCGCTGACATGACCGATCAGCAGCAAACCATGTACGGGCAACTGATGGGGCTAACCAACATGGGCGCTCAATCTGCTAACGCATTGGGTAATTTCGCTGTAGGGCAGGGGAATACAATGGCGACATTGCAGCAGCAGTTGGGGCAGATTAAAGCGGGCAGGGCCGCTCTTCCGTGGCAAGTTGCCGCTAGCGCAAATAGCAGCATGTCTAACGGAGCCGCTCAGGATGTTAACCAGTTCACTAGCATGATTGGCGGGATGATGGGCGGAGGGGGTTTCTAATGGCACAATTGGGCGGGATTGCGGGCTTCGGTGGCCCGATTAATTACTACGGTATGATACCTGATTTTCGTGCCGAGGCATTGCAGGAGACACAGAATAGGTTGGGTCAGCAGCAAGTGATCGCCGCTCAGCGCGAGAATGCGATGGCGCAGCAGCAGCAAATGCAGCAGCAGGCGCTGATGAAAGAACTACCCGGCGCGATGAATGACCCCGCTAAATTGCAGGCGCTTGCGATCAAGTATCCATCTCAGCTTAAAAACATTCAGTCTCAACTCGGATTCCGTGACGCTCAGGATGTGGACGTAACAGAGAAGGCGGTTAACGCATTGCAACAGGCATCTTCTTTAGGGCCGGAAGCGGTAGCAAATGCGCTTGTTCGACATTCTGGTGTAATCCAGCAAAAAGGGGCATCGCCACAGCAACTAATGCAAATGTGGGTGCAGTCACCAGAGCAATTCAACAGTTTTCTCGGCACTGTCAAGCTGGGGACGATGGGAGCTAAGGATCAGTTTGATGTTCAGGACAAGGCAGCATCAAGAGAAGTGACCATGCGTGGTCAGGATTTGACAGCAGAGACAACCAGGAGAGGGCAGGATATCAGCCGCGCAAATGCTCAATTAGCCGCGTCAACGGGCATGACAGGACATAACATAGCAGCGGCCCGCCTACAGCTAGATCAGAACAAATTCGCCTTCGATATTCAGCAAGCGCAAGAGAAAGCACAGGCGCTCAAGGACGCCTCGCCTAAGCTATCCGTGAACATGGAAAAATCAATAGAGAACTCAGTTAATGATGCCACGGCGAGCCGTAACTCTGCCGACTCGATGAGCGCATTAGCTCAGCGGTTCAGAGATGAAAAGCCGACAACCGGCCTTTTTGGTAGTGCGAATAACATGTTTTCAAAGGTAACCGGTAGCGAGACGGCGTTGAGGGACTTGAGAATCAGGCAGAACGCCATTGTTAACTCGCAGGTGCTGAAGTTTCTCCCCCCCGGCCCAGCTACTGACCGCGATGTTGAGCTTGTGAGGGAGGGCGCTCCAACAACATGGGATGACCCGGTTATCGTTGCTAATTGGCTGGATGCCAATGCCAGACTTGAGCGGCGAGCTTCTCAGTTTAATGAATTTAAATCTGAGTGGTTAAGCGCGAACGGCAACCCCGGACAGTCCAGAAATGGCGGTCAGATCCTCGGAATGGATATTCAGAAAGGTGAGTCCTTGGGGAGTGCTGTGAAACGCTACATGGCGCAAAACCCAATCGAGCAACAGGCGTCCGCGAAAAATACGCAGCCGGGACAGCCCGCTCAGTCGCAAGCTCAGCAGCCAAATTACAATTCATTGTGGGGTGGATAATGGCGAAGGCATGGAAGGACGTTATCGCATCACAACAATACCAGTCGCTTCGACCTGAGCAGCAGGCGCAGGCTCAGGAGCAATACTTCAATGAGGTGGTTGCTCCGCAGGCAGGAGATAAGGCAGACGCTGCACGGCAGCAGTTTTTTGCATCTTACCCGCCATCAGTTTTTGGGCAAGCTCAGGACTTATGGAAAGACCAGCAGCAGGATCGAGGTTGGCTGTATGGCAAGGGTATCGTTCCAGAAGCCGCTCTTGGGCTTGTTGAGGCAGGTCGTGGAGCAGCGCAGGCCGCCACTAATATCATAAACATACCTGCCGAATTGGCTGATATGTTCGCAAGTGCGGGGGCTTGGGCTGGTGGGAAAATTGGCGTTGGTGATGGTCGCTATAATCCAGCGCCGCGCGCCTCTCTCCCAGAGGCGCTACAGCCGCAGACTGAAGCAGGGAAAGTTGCTTCTGATGTGCTTCCATTCCTGGTAAACCCTGGCATTGCGGCAGCACCGGCCACAGCCAGTAAGCTGACAAAGGCCGCAAACTCTGCCAAAAGGATGATCGGTGAAAATACGGTAGGAGTACTGGCTGAAAACAGTGATAAACCCGCTGACATTGGTGAAGTAGCAAAAGATTTGGGTGTGGCATCTGTCATCAGTGGGGGATTCCGCGGAGTGACTAAAGGCGCGGCAAAGGCATACGAGGGGTTTAAAGGCCTTTCATCCAAAGCGGAAAGCGCAGCTGCGGAAGCCCTAACCAAGGCGGATGATGCGGAAGCGCAGCGCATCCTTGGGTCATTGTCGCCAGAGCAGCAGGCCGCAGTAAGGCAGCGGATGGATGAAATTGGGAGTGATGGCATCAGTGCCGGTATCCGCGATCTTGCCTCTCAAAGTCGCTCTGCTGTGCGTTCCGATTTGCAGCAGCTCGCAGGGAATGTTAATCCTGATCAGCGTGTAATTCAGGCCGCTAAAGATGTCGGGTATCCAGTTGAGTTGGCACCTGCTGCGTGGACATCCAAAAACCAGCCCTATGTTGAGTTTGAGCGCGCCCTTAAGTCACTGCCTGGAAGCAAACTTGCTGAGCAGGATCGGGTGGCACTTGGAGCCCTGAATAAAACTGCTGATGATTTCATTACGAATCTGAAAGGCAATCCAGACCTGTCGGTTGTAAGTCAGAACGTAGCTAATTCCATGAATGCCACGCGCGACAAAATGGCTGATGCCACGAGAGATCTCTATAAAAAGATAAACGGGAAGGTCCCTGCAGCAACTGAAGCAGATGCAGCGCCAGTTCTCGACTTTGTAAGAGATAGGTTGAAGGATCTTGGCGGGGAAAGGGGGCTACTTAACCCCGGCGAGAAAAAGATATTAGCCACACTTTCGCCAAAACAGATCAAGGACAGCACTGGTGCGGTGGTGGGCACTAAGAGGCCTACCTATGCCGCGCTTGATCAGATCAGGAAAGATATTGGAGAGGCAAAGCGAAGCGCCACCGGGCCATTTGCCGGCGCTGATTCTGCTCTACTTGGGCAACTAGAGGGTAAATTGCTTGAGGCTCAGAGGGGGGCGATACAGAGAGCGGCACCGGACATGGTCGACGTTTTCGATACAGCGAGAGCATCGGTAAGGGCCCGCAAAGAGCTTGAGGATAACATCGTTAATCTTTATGGCCGCAATAAAGACGGCGACATAGTCAACAATATGCGCACGTCCATAAACATGCTAGCCAATGGATCAACAACAAATTTCAACCGGCTTATGCAAAACGTACCGGCCGACATGAGGCAGTACGTTGCCGCTTCAGCTATCTCTAAGGCATTCACTGGCAAGGGAACCACTCCAGGCGTGGCAATTTCTCCTACTCAGTATGTGAACTGGTATAGAGGGATGATGCGAAACTCTGAGTCCCGCAAGGCGCTGGCTCAGAACCTCACACCAGGGGGAATGAAGGCTCTTAGGAATATGTATGTGTTCAATGACGGGATTTCAAAGGCGCTTAAATCTGACATCACAACCGGGAGGATAACATCCATCAAGGACGCCTTTGATTCTGCAAGTCAGTTGGGTGACGCCATCGTCAACAGAACAGCAAAAAGCGTACTTGGCCGGGTGCCTTTTGTCGGTGAGCCCATCGGGAACATGATCACCGCAGCGAACTCAACCTCCAAGAGAATGGAATTGGCCACGGATCTGATTGCCTCTCCTGAATTCCGTGATTTGGCGCGCCAGCAGGCGGTATGGAACAACGCCTCTGCAAGGCAGGTGAAAGCAGCGGAGTCGGCACTGAAGAAGTCAGATCGCTATAAGCGCTGGGCATCGACGCTTGAGCCGCTTGAGAGAAAGCAAATTTACACCAACGGTGTCACTAACTACCTTAGAGCAAGAGAGGCCCAAGACAGGACTTCAGACCAATAAGTCTGAGCCAAGGATGGCTAGCACTTACTTTTTACTTTACCAACGAAAGCCTTAACCGAGTCGAACTCACCAAATCCAGTTATGGTTTTTGACATGAGAACTTTACCATCAGGTTGAATTACCCATGAGTCAACTACGCGCTTTGTGTCTCCCTCAGAGCTTAGGCCAATAATTGATGTTGGTGACAGCGCGTGATACACGACACCTCCAGCGTCAGAGCCTGAGTATTTTACAGATGCCAGATCGCCATTAATTGAAAGCATAAATGTGCCGCTGAACCCGTCACTTTCGGCTTTATATGCATTTCGTTCGGAGAATGATGTGCCTTTCATTCCTTCAACTACCCAACAATCAGCGTTAGCCGACACGGAAGAAAGCGCCAGTAGCATAGCAATAACGTACTTCATCCCAACCTCCTTTTTTACTCACTCTATCACGGAGTGAAATAAAAAAAACAAGCCTCGGCATAGGATTGATTTCATAAGCAAGCATATTGGTCGAAATTAATGCTTGCTTGTATGTATATACAGTGATTATAATGCAAGCACATTTCACAACACGAGTGCTTGCAATGTCAGAAGAAAATAAAAAAGGTAAATCGAAGGGCGGAGTCGCAAGAGCCAAATCATTAACCCCTGAACAGAGAAAAGAAATTGCCAAAAAGGGAGCTATGGCGAGATGGAAAGATAAACCATTTAAAGCAACCCATAAGGGAAATTTTATGGACGAATTCGGTATTGATACCGAATGTTATGTTCTTAATGATGAGGCAAAAACAGTAGTCGTAACAAAAAAGGGTTTGGCTCAACTGCTTGGTATTGGCGATACAGGCAAGACCGTTGATGAACTGTTAAAGACTCAATACATGAGTGATTTCAGTGATCGTGATCTGATGGCTAAAATAGAAAATCCTTATGTTTTTCAATATAGTGGTCAGTCGAAAAACATCAATAACGCTCACGGATTTGATATTACGGTAATTGTTGATATCGGTAAGGCGTTAATCGAGGCGAGAGATGCAGGCGTATTGCACTCGTCGAGGTTGCGAGCCGCAGATGCCGCGCAGAAGCTTATTAATGCCTCTGCTAAATCAGGCATAAAAGGCGTTGCGTATGCGTTGGCAGGTTATCGCCCGGAAGTTCAGGAGGTCATTGACGCGTTCAAGGCCTTTGTGCGTGAAGAGGCTCGCCAGTATGAAAAAGAATTCCCTGATGAATTATATGAAGAGTGGTATCGCCTTTACGGACTGAACCGCCCAGAGAAAGGCAGACCTATCAGATTCGGCCAGCTAACAAATATGCAGATTTATGTCCCTCTGGCGAAAAGCAAAGGAAAGATACTTGAGCAAATCCGCGCCAGTCGAGACGAAAACGGAAAGCAATCGGACAAACTGCATTTATTCCTTTCTGAAATTGGCGTAAAAGCATTGCGCCAACACATAGGTAAGCTCTTGGGCGTCGCGGCAATGAGCGACACCAAAGAAGAATATGAAAAAGGTATAGAAAAGGTCTTTGGAAGAATGATGCCAGATCTTTAATAGCCATAGCCCACTATCCGGTGGGCTACTTATCCTTCCCATACATAGTTTTGAGCGTCTCAAACACCACTTTCTTGAACTCTTCCGCATGGATGCTTGCCAGTCGCTCGGCCTCGTCCCTATAACCAAGAATGGGGGATGGCTTAGCCAGTGATTCAGCCATAGTAGCAACAATCTCGGCGTTAATTGACCTGTTATTCATCTTTGCACGCTGCTTAATCTTGGCGTGTAGCTCATGTGATAGTCGCAAGTGAAATTGAGCCTCATCGTATTTGCTGTAAACCATATTCACGATGCCTGTTCTGTAGGGGGATAAGCATCGTAAATCTACCTGTATAAATCAACAATAGTACCATTTCGGTATGTAATCAATTACCGCAGACCTGCTCTGTGGGGACTACTCACGCCCGGAGAAAATAATGGCGGATATCACACCTAATATTGTAGTAAGCCAACCTAGTCAACTCTTCACCCTGGCACGTTCTTTCAAGGCCAACGCCAACGGTAAAATCTATATTGGAGCCATCGATACAGATCCGACGATTCCTGATAACCAGATTCCCGTCTACCTTGAAAATGAAGATGGTTCGCATGTCCAAGTAGCTCAGCCAATCGTAATCAACGCTGGTGGTTACCCGGTATACAACGGGCAGATCGCCAAGTTTGTGACCGTACAAGGCCACTCGATGGCGATTTACGACGCCTACAACGTGCAGCAATTCTATTTTCCTAACGTGCTGAAGTATGACCCGGATCAGTTTGAACAAAGAATATCTCAAAAAACAGGGGCTGGACTTGTCGGGTTTGGGATTGGTGAGTCATACCAAACAGAGACCGTTGGTTCATTTCTTTCTGGGGCATTTTTAAATCGATATATTGCTACTGAATACGGCATTAAAAATGACGGAACTAATTCAACGTTAGCATTACAATCATTGATTGATTCTGTGCCTGATTACTCTGAAATTTACCTACCCAATGGTGACTATCTCTTTAGCGGAATCCGCATCTTAAGGAGCAATATATCGATAATAGGGCAATCTCGTGATGGGGTTAGAATTACTCTGTGCGCTGGGGATGATGGTATATTCTGGCGTAACGGTAAGAGAGGCCCCCTATCTGATACTAGAGAGGATAACCTTCC